ACTCATTTACTCATCGTCTTCCATTTCTAATAGTTGGTCAATATCAAGTGTCCTGATCGCTCTATTTAGACGTTTTTGTTTCTTGTGTTCCCGATACTCTCGCAACTGAGAAGTATTGTTCACTTCGTCTTCTTCGTACCAGTCCTTGAACTTCATGACCTTCTTCTTATGCATTTACCGTTTCTTTCTTAGGGCGCCCGCGACCTCGTTTGACTGGGGCTGGTTCTGCTACTGTTGTATCTGCTTCCTGCTTAGGTGGAAGCAAAAGTGTGAATACACTACGAACGAGTTGTTCATCGATGTTTACATATGGAAGATTGCGGTCCTTGACTGCCAAGATAAGTTTAGCATCAGCAGGATCAAGTGCTTCCAAAAAGTTTACGAACAATGCTTCACGCTTTGCCTTCGAGATGTTTGGATTTTCTGGCCCAACCCAAAGATACATCTTGCGGAAAGTGTTATAGAGCATTGCTTGCTGATCTAGAAACTGACATGGCTTGTATGGAGGTGCACCTTCTGGTAGAAGCCAGCGAACACCAGGATGATATGTCATCTTTAGGATTTCCATAAACGTAGGATTGTTTACGTTTGCGGCTAGCATACTACGACGCTTTTCGTAATCTGGTTCAGCGTCAATCTTATTCAAAATCTCTGAGATACCTAACATTGTTTATTCCCTATCATTTCTTTCTTCGAGGAGTCTTTCCACTCCAACCTGTAATAGACCATTTACCGCTCAAACTTTTTGTGTATGTGCGAGTTGAGCCGCTTTTTGTTGTTTTAACTTTACTGATCTTTGGTGGCCCAACTCTTTTTCTTACCATTAAAAATCACCTACACATTCCAAAAGGTTCTTCAAACGATTTTCTACAAAATAGTTGAACAGTTTGCTACGATCTTTCTTCTGAGTATTGTACTGTTCCAGAACTTGCTCTGAGATTTCAGTAGGAATACAATCAAGATCGATCAACTGTTGATTGCGCTTATAGTTACGCAGCATGGTTTCATTGCAGAACTGTTCAGGTTCTTGAAGAATCCAAGAAGACAGCTTCTTAGCAGACACAGGAGACTGCCGAATGCCCATAACGAACACATTATCAGCCGATAGAAAGTTGGGAATGCCATCAGACACATCACCCTTCATGATATGTTCCTTGAGAAACAGATCAGGATTGGTACAGGTGATGTACTTCTTGAGGACAGGGCTGTATTGCTTGACGTTAGGATACTTCTGCAACTGACCAAAGTCTTTATCGCCAGACAGCACCAAAATGTTTTCACGCAAATGATACTCTTTGACAAGAGTAGCGATAACATCATCAGCTTCAGCGTGTTCTACCTGAATGACTTTGTAAGGAAAGAAGTTTTTGATTTCTTGACGAATCTTGTTGAGTGTTTCAAACACTGCATTCCAGTCAAGTTCAGAAGCATCGCGTTCCTTCTTGCGATTAGCTTTGTAATAAGGATAAACTTGCTTGCGCCAGTAGTTCTTGTCATCACAAGCAATGACCATCTCACCAAACTCGGCAGTAAACTTTACCTTGTGTGCGCGTAGAGCGTTCAACACCATGTGTCGAATGATATCTTCTTCGATCTTGACATTTTTATGGTTACCGATCTGGACCATAAGAGTCGAAATCATGACTTGCGACAAATCTAGGATAATCATGTTAGGTTGTTCTCACGTTGTTATGATCTATATATATACAACATTTTTAGATCATTGTAAAGAGTTATTCGTCAAAATATTCTTCATCGATGTCTGGAAAGTCAATCAACTGTTCTGCTGCTTGTTGCAGCCCATGATTGACTCCCATACTCTTGAGGATCAATGACCGTAGGGATTCGATGACTAGTGCAACATCTTTGCTAAAGTCATCGTCATCAAAGTTGAACCCTAGCATACCAATCTTATAGAACAACTCTTCGGTCATCTCATCCGTCACGAAATGAACAAACTCTATTTTGTTTAGAAGAGCCTGCTCTCTCATCTCTTCAAGATGATCTTGGGTAAAGTTTGTTCTATTTTTCAACGGGAACTGAATGATGTTTGAACGTATCTCAACAGAAACATTAGTAGAAATAGCTGTGTTGGTATTCACACAAGTCTCCTCTCTACCATTACTTATTTTTTAGAGATTCTAGAAGGCCCGACCATTCCATTGCTTTAGTGTTCCAGTTGTATGTACGATCTGCTTGGATTTTCTGTAGATAAAGATCCTGTGCAATCAAGTCTCTTTGATTACGCATAACGTTGATACCCTGTGAAAGAACCTGATAGAATGAGTTTGCATGATGATTCTTATCTTCGCTCCACTGATACATCCATGTCAAGCCCATAGAAGTTTCTGGTAGTGCTGCTAGATTAGGATGAATGCAGAGTAGACCAGCAGACATGGCTTCGATCAAACAGAGACAGGAGGTTTCTTTCCAGATTGAAGGATATGCAAAGATGTCCGCGTTCAACAATGCGCTGCGCAACTCTTCGTTGCTTACAGAGCCGTGATAGTTAATCTGTGGATGCTGGCGACAGACTTCAAACAGGTCTTCATACTGTTGATCGCGTTGTTCCCAACCATACAACTTGAATGATGAATAGACATCCAATGTGATGTTAGGATCGTTCTCGGCTAGCTTGATGAAGACTGGTACCAGAATATCTAGACCACGATGTGGAGTAGGTGTGTAGATCAATCGGATCTTTTTATCATCAACAGTCTTTGCTGTAGTGTCGATAGGTTCAATAGAGTTTTTAATGACAACAGAATCGCTATATGGTACACCACGAACGTTGTTGTATTGTTCCATCTGCCAGTTTGAAACGAAAACAAACTTATCAAACTTCTTACGGTACATGGGATCAGAAAGTCGCGACGACTCTGGATCTTCTGGTAGATCGTGACAGTAGTAAATCTTCGTCTTGGTTTCGTCTAGTTCACGAGCGCGTGAGAAAACAATCTGTGTGTCTTCTAGAAGTTCACGAGGAACACCACCCGCATATAGACGTTCTTGTAGTAGTTCTGTACCACCCTTTGAGTTCTTGTTTAACTCATTACGTTCCATTAGGTCATGATTGCTCATTTGGTTCCACCGCTTCCATTTCTTCTGTTAGTTTTTGATGATAAAGTTCATAGGTTTCTATCATCAGCGCCAGCACTGCGAGGCTGCTAATACGTGCTGCAATGTTGATCACAATCCACTTAGCAATAAATGCTCGGATATATTCCCAGCGAGTTAGTTCGTTCATATTCTATGTTCCTAATCTGCTACATGACAATGCCATATATGTGTACCATCACTTAGTACAGTAGGCAATGTATGAACCTTTAGAGTTGTATCTCTTGGTAAAAGTTGCTCATATTCATTACGGGAGACTTTAGTTTTTCTTCCTATATACACTCCACCCTGCTGACCTTTTTTTAAGTGAATATGCAATATATGTCTTTTAGTACCATCTTTGTGTCCATCACCAGATGCCGCAAAATTATGTGCAATTTTTGGATTAATAGATGTTGATAAAAACATCGGCATTTTGATCTTTCGGTCTGGATGCTTTGATGCTTCTTGATCTGGATTAAAAGCAGATGTTCCATGATATACGTGTAAATCATGTTTCAATTTTGTGTCTGGAGAAGTCAACTGAGAATCCAAAGCACTTATCCTGGACTGCGTTATAGGATGTAAATATTTATGTAGTAGACTTTCGTTGTGTGTAAGGTGATTGTTTATTCTAGTTGAATCTTTTGTGTATGATTTAAGCGCATTGGAAAAAGAACTATTGTTCTGGTGAATATTTGAATACTCTTTCTCCAATGCACCATCAACATCTTTATGAGTTTCTCCGAGATGAGAATTTTGATATGGATATTCTTTGTCAAAGTCTGGAGGATCAATTGTAGGTCTAAAATCTCCAAATCCTCCATGACCTGCTTCTGAAATTTCTTTCACATTCGCATGATCACCATGCATAGGAGGCACATTGATTACGATAGGTGGTTTAGAATGTGACCCGTGCATTGGTGTATTATTAATTGTTATGGGAGCTTCTTCCAAGAAGCCTTTAAAAGTTTTCATTATACAAAAAACCCTACACTGAAATCAACAACAGAATCTTTGCGGAATGATCGCCAGCCACTGTTCTCTAGATCCCATACTGAAATGACATCTGGATTTGATTTACGAGTTTGAGATTGTTCATCAAGTTTCTGTTCTGGTAGAATCTCTGGAGAAAGAGTGCAAAGCATTTTACGTACTGTTCCGTCCTTCTTTGTGAAGTTGACTTGACAGATGTTATGCTTTAGATCATCCAAGAAGGACGTTGGTAGATTCGTTTTTGAGTCGTTCATTGAGTTCATTATACCCTCCAATGTATGTTTCATTATAAAAAATCTGTGGTACTGTGCGCGCATGTGGCACTTCAGTTAGTAGACGATTCTTTGTTTCTTCGTCTGTGATATCCATTTCAACGAATGGAATGGACTTTGATGTGAGAAGATTTTTGGCTGCTGTACAGTTTGAGCATCCTGGCTTTGAGTATACTTTATACATAGTCGATCCTGTATGTTTTGTCAAGAGATAAAGGGGCAGCCGAAGCCACCCCTAAATCTATTTATGCGATTTTATAGAATATGTGATGACCTATCGTCACAACTCTCTTGTACTTCCAATGTGGATTTACATAGTTTGCATGATAGAAGATTGCGCCATTAATGTTGTCTCCTACATGTCCGTAGTAAACAGAACGAGCAACTTGCTTATTCTTTTCATATAGGTCTTGATATACAATCTTAGGATGGTGATGAATCCAGCTAAACTGGTGTTTCATAGCAATAACTTCACATGGAGTTTTAGCATAGCCTTGTTTTACACGATTCATTATTACATTTGCAACTGCAACCTGGCCATTTAGTGGCTCACCACGGGCTTCAAAATAGATTGTCTGTGCTACGCATTCTAGTTGCGCTTGATCGTGTTTTGGTGTTTGTGCCATTGCTTGTGGTATTACAACCAACAGTGCGAGAGTGGCAATCGCCTTGAAGATTTTATTTAGGTAAGACATTTCTTCCCTCTTAGGTTCGAAGACCTAGGCGACAACTGAAAGTCTTATAGGGTATCTCAACCCGTACAGACAGCTATGCTATGAGAAGATACAAAGTAAATGTATATGGTATCTTCTACATCCATTTCCCTCTTACTGGAAATGCAAGATCGTCGTTGTTTCGTTTGAATCATATCGATAGTATAACGTGATACTGTAGATATAATGCTTACTAGCCATCGCAGACTTGAAGCGTTGTAAGAGTACAATGGAAGTAGAACTTCCAATGGTATTTATATGAGACATATTCTAGACCGTGCCTAGGTTGATCGCGAATACGTCTGCGCTTCCATCTCGGCGCAGATTGACACTTACTCCTCATCCCTGGAGCAGTTATCGGATAGTCCTCTTTGGTGCGCTTATGGTGGATTCCATCCAGAGGCGTAAGAGGCTCAGAAAACCCATACATATGTAACAGAGGTATGGGTCATATTGTCTTTACTTATACACTAGTTTTACGTGGTTGTCTAGTCTTTTTTGGAGCAGCAGGTGCAGATGGCTCTGGTGCTACCTTTGGTGCCCTAGGCTTACGCGGTGGCTTGGGCTTATCTGGCTGCTTGCTGCGATGTAGAATGATGATACCCTTAGATCGCAGTTCACGAATAATCTTACCATGATCCATTAGAAGCTTGTTAAGTGCTTCCTTATCAACAGGAGCATTAGGAGCCTTGCGCTTCAGATACTTGTCCACAGATTCGTGAATACCATGAAACTCTTCATCTGTGCAATCTAGATATATTGCGGCCATGATTACAGCCTTCCACTGATATCAATGATGTCATAGCGATCATAATGGTGTGCCTCTTGCAAACACACATCAATATACTTTTGTGCCTCTTTCAAAGTCTCAAACGACTTAAGGAAGTTATCTTCTTCAGGATAATAACGATCCCAGCCTAGTACCCAAAATACTTTCATATTCATTCTCACCAAAACTTGGCAACAAAGTGCCAGATAACACCGATAATGATGCCCCAGAATGCAACATTCGCGAGAAACGTAAACAGCACCATTTTATAAAACGTATTCATAATCAAAACTCCAAAACATT